AAATTACTCATTAAGATACTCTATAATAACTAAGATTAGGAGCTACATTAAATGAAGCTCTATCCCTGTCTTCTGCCATAGCTCTTTGAAACTCTTCATCATATATAGCTTTTAACAGTTGTATTCTGTCAGGAGCTTTTTTTATAGCTAAATAATAAGCAAGACCAGCAGCTAAACATGGATAAAATCTAAACGGAACATCTACGGTATTTGTAAATGTATCTGCATCATCTATTCTAGTTAAACAATCAAATATTAATACATCTGTACTGTTTTCAGGAGCAGGCCATATTTTTAATACTGGTGTAATTTGTCGATCTATAAAAAATTGATTAGGTCTAGCTTCAGTTGTTTTGTTTGGAATAGATAGATATTCATCTCTACTAATTCTTTCCATGTTTATATCAGTGTTATCTCTACGAACAACCATTGACAAAACATCTATTATATCAGCATCTAAAGTAATGTCTGAGTCAGATTTAGTGACCGTTATTGTTCTTTGAGCAATAGTCCATTGATTTAAGCCTCTATTCGCCCAATCAGCAAACAAAAGATTTAATGAGCGTTTTGCGGTTTTTAAGTCATAACCAGTACGAGCTTCTAAACCGCAACGCTCAAAAGCTTCTTCAATGTAATCAGATACATCGAGCTCAAAATTTGTTGAACCTGAAACAGCCATTATTTTTTCTTAGCTTTGCCGCCTCTCATCATTTTTTTGGCTTTACCGCCACCCATCATACCCATAGCTTTTCTGGGAGAAACACCGCCACCACGCATCATTTTCTTAGCTTTACCGCCACGCATCATTTTTTTAGCTTTTTTCATTACCATTTTTCAATCTCCTGTAAATAGATTTTCTACGTTCATACAAAGACCCTGCATCATAATAATCTTCGCATATATTATAATACCCTTTTACTCTAAGGGAATCTGATGCCTCTTGCAACTTACTTAACCTTTGAAAGAAAATCATTGCATATGATGGTGTTGAATCTTCTTCCATATCAAGGCTGTCATCTAGTAATTCATTATTTTCATCTTCTGGGTGAAACCCCATAAGATATAAATCTTTTGTGTTATACTTACCTTGACTTATGTCTTGATTTAAATCATCCAGAAAAATATCCATTTCATCTAAATCCATTGGAAAGAAATCAACTAAAATAACAACATCCTTGCTATCATCAAAATCGTTTATGCAAGAGTAAATTAAATCTTCAGGCTCTAAATAATTAAAAACAAAACCTACTTTATCGTTTATCCAAGCAGCTTTAGCAAAAGGACAAGCAGGCAAATTATTGTAATGTTCATTAGGTATTTCCAAAGCATTCTTAGACCAATTTCTCAGGTCTGAAATTATTTTTTGTTCTAACTCTGGAAATGAATCATTCATAATAAAATTAAGCTTGAGATACAGCCCCTTGAGTTCTTTTTCTTCTATTTGACATTATAACACCACAACCTCTAGCAACAGCGGTGCCAGGAATTTTTTTACCATTAAAAGGTCTTTTAGGTTTAGAAACTTTACCACCATTAATTAAATTTCTTACTTTTGCTTGTTTTGTATTAGAAACAACAGTTTTGCCTTTACCGCCCTCACGTTTCTTTTTACGAGCAGTTTTAGCTCTTTCAGCCTTACTAAGACTGTTTGCTTTTGATCTTGGTAAGCAACGATCAGGGTTCTTTTTATCTTTTGAAGTGCCACATTTGCCTTTAATAGACCCATCTGTGCCAATCCTTACCCAATCTTGTTTTAGCCATTTTTTTAATTCACCCATTACCTACCCTTCCGTTTGCCACCTTTTGACTTCTTTGCGTAGTTAGGGTCTTTGCAATATTTGGATGCAGCAAGGTTTGCATATGCACTAGGGTAAGTATCAAAAGTTCTTTTAGCCCATGCTTTTCCCTCTGGACATATTTTAGAGCCTTTACTTTTAGCACTGGCTTTTCCGCCTTTTCTAAAATACATTAATTTAGTTTTTCCTGGCATTTTTTTTACCTCTTCTTAATGCTTCTTTTCCTTTTTTAAATATACTTACAACTTCTGACTTACCCATGACTTTGGCTCTTTGCTCACCAACAGTCAATATTTGTATTTTTCTAGCATAAGGTTTATTAATCTTTTTAACTTTTGCAACAGTAGCTCTAGCATCAGAAGGAGTTGCAAATTTTATAGAAACAGTATCTTTAGGATTTTCATCTGTATACAATCTTCTGCCAGAACCCTTTGGTTTTTTGCCTGTTCCTACTTTAGGGTCTTTTTTCCTACCTCCTTTAGAAACTTGTTTAGACATTTGGCTTCTACCAATAGCCATTATATTAACTGCTCCAATCCTGCTGCCAAAACAATAAGAACCATAACAGCCCACATACGATTATCAAGATTTTTTAATTTTTCTTGAATATCAGCATATCTTCTGTTGCACTCTTCCTCGTGCCTTTCAAGTTGTTTTAGTACATCTTCAGCTTTCATTAACACTTCCATCTTTTTCTTGATTGTCTTAAACGGCTATTTGGATTTTTAGCTGCTTTTGGAAACTTCTTCATTTGCCCAGCAGAACGAGCGCAAAAAGACTTACGCCTCTTTGCGGCCTTACTGCCAGGCTTTACTTTACCTGTAACAGCCGTTTTTAACTTAGAGCCTGGATTTTCTCGTCTGTAACGAGCAACACCAGCTTTGGTCATTCCTGCCCCAGATTTAGTGGAACGGAAATACTTTTTTGTTTTTGGCGGCTGTTTATCTCTCTTTCTAGCCATAGGATTTACCTACGACAAGAATATCGTCAACTGATTACTAGAACCAGTAAAAGCAGCAACAAACGCACCACCTGTGGCTATAATTCCATTATCAGGAATATTTAAATGATGTAATCCTGTAGGAAAAGTTTGTGTGATTAAAACTTCTCCACTTGCACTTCCATCTTTTATAGTAAAAGCACCAGCAGCATCAGCAAATATTATAATCTGACGTATTCTTGATCGAGCAGGACCAACTACAGCCGCACTACTTCCTTGAGCAAAATTAAAGGCTCTTACTGGACCAGCCATGTCAGCCTCCTTATTCTACGCTATTGTTAGCCATCACATAAGTAAGGATGCCTGTAAACGTGCCACCAGTAGCAGCAGATGAACCAACTTTGCCAGTAACAGTAGCATCAGCAGCTAAACCACCAGCAACAGCTAAAGCACCATTTGCACCTACTACTGTGCCCTTAGTGTCTGCATCAACTTCGTTAAACAAACCGTCATCATCAGCAGATGTACCAATATCAACTGTTGGGTTTGTGCCACCAGTTGAACCACCAATGACCGTAATCGAAATTGGTATGGCCCCTGCTGGTAAAGTAAGTGTCTCACCAGAAGTGGCTGAAGTACCAATTCTTACGTTAGTAGCTGAAGTTGCAGTTGGGTCAAAAGAAATCTGAACGCTTTGCGTTACAGGAACAGGTGTGTGAGTACCTTTAATACCACCACCATATGAGCGTACTACGCCCTGAAAAGTTGTGTTAGCCATATAAATCTCCTTGTCGTGGCTAGTGTCTGCTTAATTGCAGTCAAGGGTTTATTCATTATACAATAAAAAAAGGCGGCTGAAAAGCCGCCCTTTGTAAAAGATGTTTATGCGCCTGGAGAACCAAACACTGCACGAGGGTCTGAAAACCCAAAGCTATAACGCTCACGGGCTTTAAACCGCATGTTACCTGAATCAAAATCAGCTTCCATGTTTGTAGACAAAGGAATACGCTCAAAGTGCTTAAAGCCATTTGGTGTATCTGTCTTAATGAAAAACGCATCAGGATCTGTCAAGAAATGGTTAATTGTGTAACCCTCTGGAAGCATACCCATGTTACGAAGTGCATTAACATCATTATCTGATGTACCTACACGAAGAGTGGACTCAAGCAAACGATCAGCCACAAATTGTAATTGTGGTGGGACAATAAGCTTCATACCACGAAGAGCGATAATCATATTTCTTTCATCAACAAATGTAGAAATATCAATCAACGCATTTTCTAATGAAGTCTCATTTAAGTCTGCTGCAACTGAGGGCTCATTACGGAATGTACCTCCGCCTGCTAGTGGGTGGTCAGTTGCACAAAGCTCCTTACCATCACCGCCTGCAAAGCTACTATCAAATGCGTTGTTAAGAACAGATGCTGCCTTAACTTGCTTTGTGTGAGCCATTGAACGTGCTAGAGCTCGTGTGTAACGTGCGCCTAGACGATCATACAGATTGTCTTCCATTGCCTCTTCTGTCAAAGCAAACGCAAGAGTTACTGTCTCATGCGTATACCTAGCAGTGTAAGCTTCTGAAGCATTATCAAAATTAACACCAGCACCTTCTGCTTTGGTTTGAGCATTGCCAAAACCTACAAGCATTACCTCTTCTTCAAACGCTCTGTCTGAAGATTCAGTATCAAAGATTTCTGCATGTTCGTTTTCATAACGCTCATACTCCATGCCAAAAAGGGCATTAAGACCTGGTTCCAACTCTTTTACGAGTTGTGCTCTTGAAATAGCCATTCGTCAATCTCCCTTATGCCAAGCCTGTTGTGCCAGCGGCATACAGATGGTTGTTAATCATAACAACAACATTTGTATTGGCAGAAGAAACATCGCTATTCTCAGGGTCCTGAGATATATCGAGTGCTTTTAATGGCAATGTTGCAGTTGTTGCACCAGTTGTAACATCTAGTTCTGCACGAGATATACCAGAATTTGTATCACCTACAGGACTTTGATCTACAATATCAAAATTTCCAAACAGATCAGTTACAGGAAATGTATCATCTGCTTGAATTTCAAAACGTGCTAACGGAGCATCAATAATAAAAGCTTCAATATCAGAAGCGGCTATTGAGCCTGGATAGCTGTTTGAAAAAGTTTCTTTACTTGTTGTGGGGTCTGTGTAACGACATCCATTAAACACACCTAAGATAAATCCAGAACCACCAGCAGCCACACGTTCAATAGTTCCAGCGGTGACAACTTGTACGAGATCACCCTGAAAAATTGCAGTGCTATAGCCAGAAGCAATTCTATATTTATTTTGTAGGTTTGCAGGAGCCGCACCACCGCCTGCGCTGTATAAGCGTAGACCAAAAGAGGCATCTTTGTTT